CTGCTTATCCTTCTGTCAGGGATAAGAACACCCTACGGGGCGGGTGTCGCTGGGTCAAGCATTAGCGCTGGCGGGGTCTTATCGCCCACAAAATAGAACCAATGCCACGGTTCAGCGGGCATCACCTCTAATGACCAACCGTATTTTGGGGCGTTTTCGCACAGCCATTTCCACAGGATCGGATCAGCGGTTCCAGCAATATCGACTGCCAAACCCAGATTGTGCCGTGATGATCCAGGTGCAGCCAATGGGGCGTTGCCTGGCTTCAAATAGTATTTGCGGCCTTCCCACGTTCTAGTTGATGCGCCTGCGATTGGTTCCAGTTGGTAGCGCTGAATGAACCCTGCTTTTTGTTGGGCTAGTGATCGGTAGGTATCGCCCGCGCTGGTTGGTTTGAATTGTTTGATGCCTGACGCAAATGCGGCTTGACGCATTGCTGTCCAACTAACGGCTGCTAAATGATGCAATTTTCCAAATGGTTTGATTTCGCGCAATAGGTTCATTGGCAATTCACCTGGTTTGCAATGTGCCAGATCGGCTGGCAATACCAGTTTTCTAATCGGTGGTTGCACTAGAACCTGGTTTTGATTTCAGGCCATTCGATGCAACAAGGCCAGACAATGTGCCTGTGAGAAACACCAGCAGGGTGCTAAGTAGGTCAATTAGTTGTGCGTCCGTTGGTGCCTGTTCTGTTGGCTGATCAACAAACAAAATGCCATAGATGAACGCCATGACCGTGAACGTGAAACACAACGCCATCAAACGGCCAACAAAAACAATCAATGAGGCGTGGTGTTGTTCTGGTGTCTTAGTCACAGGCGGCCTTTGTAAAACATTGATATTCGATATTAGTTTTTGAAACGGTGCAACCACTACAACCCCACATCACTACGGCGATAAGTAACGCGTAACCCAGCAAAGCGCGCCATTTCATACTGCTTCAGGCGGTGCCACAAATTCGTTGTTTTCAAACAAAAAACCTATGCCTGCATATCGGCCACGGAATGAACCTGAATAGGACGTTTGCAGCCATTCGCCTTCAAGGCCCAACGATGCAATGTAAGCCTGGCCTACTGGTTCGCTTTCTGGGAATGGCAAATCATCACAATCGCTGTTCGATACCACGATTACTGCGTGAACGCTGCCACCAACCATTTGTGCAAAATGTGCCATGTCTCAAACCTTCCATCGAATGTAAATAATGCCTGATCCACCGTTAGCGCCTAGGCCTGTGTTGTTTGCGCCACCGCCACCGCCTGCTGTGTTTGCTGCTGCTGCGGTGCCGTTGGTTGTGCCACCTGCACCACCAACACCAGATCCGCCTGCACCGCCAGCGGTCTGCCCACCGCCACCGCCGCCACCACCTTTGAACAATGACGCGCCGCCAATGAACGTGTTGACCTGTGTGCCAGCACCGCCAGCGCCACCTGTGCCTGTAACAGCGTTTTGACCAATCTGGGTTGTGCCACCGCCACCACCGCCGCCATTTGATGCAACAGCGGTTCCACCACCAAAACCATTTGCACTTGACAAAACGGTTGTGCCACCTGCGGTTTTGCCTGTTTCACCACAACCACCGCCACCTGTGCCCAGGTCAATGATTTGTGCGTTTGCGGTTGTGATTGGGCTTGCAATGGTGTCAGATTTTCCGCCACCGCCACCAATAATGACAATGTCATTTCCCACGCTTGAATAGGTGCCTTGAACACCTGTGCCGCCCGTACCGTTACCAGCACCACCAGCGCCAATGGTAATCGTTGTGTTTGCTGTCAGATAAACCTCACCCATGATGGTTGCACCTGCACCACCACCACCACCGCCGCGCGTTGATCCTGATTGACCGCTTCCACCGCCGCCGCCGCCAGCAAACAACAGCACATCAAACAATCCTGTGTTTGTAACAGTAAATGTGCCTGTGCTAATGAAAGATGTGTACTGGTAATTCACACCGCCGATGGTCACCGATGTGACACCTGTGCCACCTGTGCCTGTGCCATAGAAAATTGCGTTGTTGGCAACGTCCACAAGTTCGTTTAGTTGTGCCGCTGTCAAAACTTGACCTGCAACAAAATCTGGGATTGTCATACCTAGTGCACTCCTTAGCGTGTCTAGTTGTGCTGCCGTCAAAACTTGGCCAGCGGTAAAGTTTGAAACGGGCATATTTATTATCCTAAAACATTCGTTGTGTCAATGGTGCCATACAGCGGATCGTCCAAAATCAATTCAAACACAATTGTGGTGCTGGCCGTTGAAAGCATGATGCTGTGCCCTGACGTGACGCTGATGGTGTGTTCAATGCCTTCCACGCTTAGTTCCTGGGCTAGTTTGCTGGTACCAGATCCGCTTTGGAAACTCTTTTCAATGGTGATGGTGTTGCCAATTTCAATGCTGGCCACGGTGTCGCGCTGGGCTGTGGTCAACATCAAAAAATCGGTTTCTACGCTGGTATAGCGGGCCTCTGGTTCGCCGTTGAGCAAGTAGGCGGCGGCGGTGTCAATGCTGGTTTGTTCATGTAGCAGGCTGTTGGTGATGCTGGTGGTCTGAATGAAATATGTGGCAATTGAGGCTAGATCCTCTGCTGTGGCGGTGCTTCCGTCTAGGCCTGTGACCACAGCGCGGTTTACTACCGCGTCCGCTTCGAATGATATGCCTACGCCGTTATAGGGAATGTTTGTTCCATCGTCATGGAAATCAGCAACGCTGGCGGAAAGCGTATTTCCCACGCGATTTTGGAATGTCAGTTTGCCGTCCGCGCTCATAAACAGGCGGCCAAATTCTGCGGTGCTGTTGATCTGGCTGATGTACTGCAATACGTTTGTTCCAGCAGGGACGGTGTAGGCGGCATCGTGGCCTAGTTCAACGGTGCCTGTGGCAATGTCACGATCAGCCAACGGGAAATCAACCTCTGGCAAATCCAACACCGATTCAATTCGCGCGCCTGACAATTCGGCTGTTGGGTTGAATTCGTCTAAATAAGTTTGGGCCAGCAAATAGAATTGGTCAGCGCAATACACCGTGACGGTGTCAATACCGCCCAGCGCAAAATTGTAGTCATAATTCACCACATAGCCTTTGAACAGGTATTGGGCCACATTGGTAGTGTCGTATCGAATGAGGCGCACTTCACGCATTGGCGCTAGTCCAGGCTTTGCTTCCGCGGTGTCAAAATAGGGCGAATTTTCATCAAACGGATTGAACACCCCGCCCGCCAATGTGTCGTTCAAAGTAAATGACATGGTGCCCGCGCTGAATTGGTCACCAACATCACGCCGTCCGCGCTTTACGCTGATGCCAATGCACCCGTCCATGACGCTGGCGAATTCGCCTTCACCGTCCAAAACGTATTGGGTATTGTTCAGCACACCGCGCGTTGCATCGTCCAGGGTGAACGCATTGATGGAAAACCCTGTGGCAACTTGCAGGTCATAATTTCCGCTGTCAATTACAGCAACGCCTGGCATCACGCCACCTGAATGTTTGCTGGGCCAGCGCTGCGATTGTAGGCGCGTATTGCGTTGACCACAGCCTGCCCAATTTCGGCGCTAGTAGCCAAACCGCCGTTCACGTTGACGGTGATACCGCCACCCATGCCACCCATTTTTGATAATGGGATAACGGCCTCTGGGCCTGCTTCACCAACCACCGCAAGTATTCCGCCTGGTTGATTTACAATGCCACCGTCAGCCATGCGCGGTACGTTCATTCGACTTGCGGTTTGTGTTGTTGATCCGCCTAATTTTGGCAAATTCACATGGCTGATTGTGCTGATATCTGGCGCAATAGGGATTGCGTTATATGCGCGAATGATGCCGTTGACCATCATAATTGCACCGTTTACAACACTTTCAAACGCGCCCAAAATTCCGTTGATGATTAGGTCAACACCTGTTTTGAACCAGTCAAATTTGTTGTATGCAACTACTAACGCGGCAACCAATAGTGCTACACCTGCCGCAATGAGGCTGAATGGGTTGAGTGCCATAGCAATGTTTGTGGCAACAATGGCGGCTGCAACAATGCCAATGGCGGCTGCAATAGCCAAAAATGCTTTCGGGTTATCTTGTGCCCATGCAGCGAAACGGTTTAGTACAGGCAGGACTGCTTCAAGCACAGGCAACAATGCAGCGCCAATACTTTCTTTCGTTTCGCCCAATGAGTTGGTCAGAATTTTCATTTTGCCTGCTGCGGTTTCCGCGCTCTTTGCTGTGGCACCGCCAAAAGTTCCACCCAGCACGTCCATGATTTCGTTCAGGCTTGCGCCTTCTTTTATCATGCTGGCCATCTCTGGGGATAATGATCGAAGGGCCTTGAAATTTCCCTGGTAGGCCTTTGCCAGCGCATCAGCAATTGTGGTGCTGTCCATTTGTAGCGCTGTGCTTATGTCCATGACTAGGTTCATGTCTTTCATGGCAAGGTCAACATCTTTGGTGCCACGGACTAAAGCCTCTAGCGATTTTCTGTATTGACTGTCCGCAATGCCTGATGCCCTGCTCATGGCGGATATCTGTTTTTCTACCTGTGCGGTTTG